CTCGGTCAAACGCGCCTTGTCATCTGTCTGCTGTTCCCCGCCAAGCGGCAACATCATTTGATCAAGAGCACTAGCTGCATCAGCTACGGTCATAGGTGCTTGGTTTTCCATGTCCTATTCCCTTCTTACACCAAAGTTTTCTGATCACGCTCGACTTGGCGCTGTGCAAACTTTCCGTTGTCAATGAGCTTGCTCATCTCTGTGCGGAAGTTGTCAATAGCACGCAACATATGCCAAGCGTGTTCTCTCTTCACGGTGTCCTCTGGTTTCGTGTCCTTCCAAAACCAGACGGCATCGTTCTCCATCTTCAATAAAGCACTTGAAAAAGCCTCATCTGCTATTAGCGACTCAGCCTTCTTGCCTTTTCTTATGTCTTCTTCTTGTTTGCTCACTTTTTAGACCATTCCTTGTGGGTTAATGGGTTGCTGTAAATTCTGAGCCACTTGCATGGCCTGCGCCTGCAATTGACCCTGTTGTTTTACAGCCTCTCTGTCAACAGATTGCATCGCCATAATTTGTGCCGAGTCAATCTGCGTTTGATACTTTAATTCAAGTTCATACTTTTTGAGCATCAACTCTTGATTGAGCTGATCACGCCTAAAGTCATCATCTCGTATCATTTTTTGGCGTTGTAACTCTAAATCTGCAGCCTTTTTCTGTATATCTGCACGAATGGACTCTGCCTGCACTTGTGCCAAAACCTGTTCTGGCGTTGGCTTTGGCGCTTGCTCTGGTGCTTTCCAATCCTCTGGCAAGTCCATGAAATATTGGGATGCGTCTTTGAGTCCAGAGAGTTCAACGACCTTCTTTAAAGTCCTGACATACATCTGAGGTGTGACCACCATATTGTTCAAGCCGTACTGGGCAATGATGGCCTCTTGTTTCGCCAAGACTTGCATCATGGTTGCAATACGCTCATTGGTGTCACCATTGCCAAGACCGATATTGACAGAGACATCCATCGAACTGTCCCAAGCGCGGGGGTCAATCTGCACCCACTTGTTACGCAAGCGGATCATGCGTGGTTTGTCTTGATGGGTTGTCACCAAGAATAGGATCGTCTTAAACAATTCCTTCATGCCCTCAGCCATGAGACGCGCAGTCAACTCAATACGCCCTTGGCTCGCGCTCACCGTGGCTGCCACAGCAGCTCTGGTGCTAGATTGCAATGCGTCAGCGTTCAAACCCATTGCGGCTTTCGACATTCCTGTGCGAGATTCCTTGATCTCGTCCAAGTACTCCAATACTGGAAAAGCAGCCTGCCCAACAAACGGAGTAGTAAGTGCTTGCACCATGTTTGGCGCACGCGCACGAATGATTGCGCCAGTCTCGTTGTTCAAGGCGTCGTCAATGTTGACCTGACCTTCGACAATCACGGTGCGGGGGTGAATGGACTGCGCCAAGGAGTCCAAGGTATTACGCATGACTTCGGACTTGATTTCCTGCAAGTCGTGCGTGATGTCAAAGATTGACTGCGCTTCCAATGGCGAGGTGTGGGGTTCTGGATCGCAGGGAAACTCAATAAACGGGATGTAGGACGCTGGTAGATTCCTGACCATCTTGTAGCCAGTACCCATAAAGCACATCTTGCGGAGTTCTGGCAGACCGTCCCCATCAAAGTCCACCTTGGCGTAGCCCTCGACATAGAGAACACGCATCATCATGGGGTTTGAACTCTCATTTCCAAACTGAGAGTTGGTCAACGGTTGGCGTGCAATAGCTTCCTCGTTTCTAAACATATTGGACTCGCCAACATATTCCATCACCTCGTCTTCGTCATAGCCCATACCGATCAACTCGGCAACGGTTGCCATCTTGCGGTGTCCAATAAACGGTGTGTCCCTAAAAGACATGGCTTGACGCGACAAAAGCAACTCTTCTGGCGGTAAGCACGCCACATGGATACGCTTGTCGGTAGTTTTACGCTTGACTTGGACGTCGTGCAGCATGGCAGGGGGCATCATCTGCCCTGTCATGGGGTCAATTTGCATGGTTGACTGCATCACATCGTCGGGATAACTCGTCACAATCTGGACATCTGCGTCACCCTCTTGCATCAAAATCTGCAAGGTCTGGTCATCGAGTCCTGAGTACTCTTCAATTCGCACAGATTCGGTCTCTTCGACCCACGCCTTCATAATCCCGCACTTACGCACCAATGCGTCTTTAAATGTGGCATACGCCACCATAAAACCGTTGTTGTCGTTGCTAAAAACATAGTTGCAGTAATCTGTTGCCTGCTGCGCCCCTGCCTCGTCTTCTGCGCCACGGGGGACAAACTCAACGACATTCTCAGAAGAGAAAAATATCTTCATCAGAGACGGCAGCATGGCTGAAACGGTGTCTCTGACCTCCATCGCCACGACTTGGGAGCGACCCTCTTCCTCATTTCCAAAGGGGTCACCCCTGTAATACTCAGTCCCGCGAGCGCGGATAGGGGACAAATCAGAGTCGATATAGCTCACAGCGTCTGTGATCTCCTGACCCATCATGGCTTCCAACTCCATGTCTGTCATAGGCGTTAGGGTTGGGTCTACTTGTGACGCAACATCAGTACTCAATCCCATCTCATTGGTGATATTCATTTTTTACCCTTTTGCAAGACGCAATACATGGAGTCAATGGCACGCGGGGTGCGTAGTAACTCTTCTTGCGTTAATTTTAGGTCTTGTGTCAATGGATTTAACCTAAATTCCAAGTGCGTCATGTAAAACCTGTCTTCCCAGCCCAAATACCAATGCCAGTCGGTGTAATAAAGCCACGACTTTTCGTTAAAAGCACGCACATGAGTCGGGTCTTGCCACGCGCCATAACTCAAGTCATACGGCACATTGATTCGCATCTCGCCACCGTCTTTGAGTAGCCTCTTACAGCTCGTCATCGCACCCACCAAGTCAGGCAGATGCTCCAGCACATCGTTGGCTAGGATGGCATCGAACATATCTTCCTTGACATCGAACTCGCCAAACCTAGTTGATATGACATCCCCCCACGGGACGTTACAAATATCGAGTAACCAGTCTGGCTTGGTTCTTAGTTGGATGTCTGCGTTGATGCAGTCACCTCGAAAGTCTTTGCCAGAGCCTAAATTAAGTACCAAAGAAGTGTTCGACATACTGGGGGCGGTTTTCTTTGATCCAAGGATAAGCGTCAGCGACAAGTTGCTGTGCGTTTTCGCCAATGGTTTGACTTCCTACATGATGCACATAAGCGCTAGAGACAAAGTTCCTGTAACCCTGAGAAAGCAAATCAGCGCAACTTACATCATCTGAATACCAGTTCAGAGGGGGAAACCTGCCGTGATGCCATGCGTCCCGCGAGATATACGCAAAGATAGGGGAGATCATCTGAGACTCACGAATAAACTGCTCAGACTTAAATCGGTTCATGTGCAAGGGGTCGCTATCGGGGTTGAATCGAATGTTCTGAGACGGTCTCACACAATCGCTCCTCGCCCCCACCCAGCCGACATTGGGTTCTAGCTCCTTAATCACTTGCACATCTTCAAGCAAACGCTGATAGGACAAGGGATTAAGCACCACATCGTCATTGCAGACAATGCAAGACTGGGCATAACGCAAGGCATCATCGACTATCTCGTTATAGTCGTCTCCAAAGTTCGTGGGTTCGCCAAACATAAGCCTTGCGTTCTTGTAGTGGGAGATAACCCTCTCTGGTCCACGCAAGTAAATAAACGCCTCTGGCGCGTATTGCTTAATCGACTCCAGTAAAACAGGCAAACCCTTGCCATGCACCGTGGCAATACAGATTGGCGTCACTTCGCTTTGTTTCTCGCGCTGATCGCCTTGGCCTTTGCCCTTGCATCAGCCTTACTCGACGCGCCCCACGCTTTAAGACTCAACAGCAGGCGGGTTGGTTCACCGTCCTTGTACTCTGCGCCAGCCATGTTGCCCATACGCGCTAAAAAGCTCGCACGCCTTGGGTTGTCGCCAGACTTCACGGGGGGCTTAAGGTTCATGCCCTGCGCCTTGGCACTTGCCCTGCCCTTAGCATTTAAGCCACCAGCAGGATTTTTTCCCTCTTTTCTTTGCCACGCTGCGGTCATTTTTTAGCCTTCTTCTTGGCGGTCTTGGCTGCCTGCTTAAAGTCAGCAGCAGTTGGCGCTGCCTTAGAGCCAACACGGTTCATCTTCTCGCCAGAGCCTTCCATGATGCGTTTACGCTTTGCCCAAATGTTTGCGTAGAGACCTTGTTTCATTAGTCTTCACCCATGTCTTCGGACTCACCCTCGCCCATGTCTTCGCCTTCGTCCTTGGCTTCGCCAGTATTTGGACCACCGACAATCCATGCTCTACACGAGCGATTTGCCGCACATTTAAAATCGAAAATCTCACAATATCCAAGGTCTGCTAACTCAATAGTTCCCCACGGATCGGCTTCGTTTCCGATGCCGTTTGCGATGCATTCTTTCATCTTGTCGGAGACATTAAACGCAGCGCAATTACCGCAACGGCTTTTCTTTGCGTCCTCAACAGAGACATCCCACTCATCAGCCATGCTCTTCCAGTAAGCCTCGTTAGGTAGATTAGGATTCTCAGGACCATACTTCGCAGTCGTGATCGCCTTGGCGCGGTTCTTTAAGTTCAGAGTAATGTTTTGCGTAGGCAACGGGCATTGGCTGGTGTCGCTCTCAGACATCATCTGCTCCATTGCGCCTTGTAAGCGCTTGGGGTAAGAGGAGGCCATGATTACTTCATCGCCTTCTTAGGTTTCACGCCAGCAGAAGATAAGGCAATAGCCAATGCTTGCTTCGGATTCTTGACGACTGGACCGCCTTTGCCTGAGTGCAGTTTTCCAGCCTTGAATTCGTTGTAAACCTTAGAGATTTTCTTCTCTGTCTTTGTCTTTTTCATCATGCCAGTTACTCCTTAAATTTGGATAATCGCAATTATGCAACCCTAGAGATGTTTCTACGCAACGGCTGAGACCACTTCTGAGATGCATTCGCACCAAACGCACCAATGGCTGCTTCGCTTGCGAATGTCAGCACAAAGCTATCGGCCTTATCAGGAGACCTCAGTCCCCTCTTTCTAATGTCGTCCTTACCCTCGACTTGAATCTTGCCTGCCGAGGTAAAGAAGTAGCGCACAGTCGCCAACTCAGCGACTAACTCCTCATCATTAGGAATACGGCAGTCTCGCGCCTCAAACCACGCCTTAGCCTTGTACCAAAGCTCTGCCCTCAGATTCCTGTAAGTCGTACCCATCGCGGGGGATTCGGAGACATTGATGCCTCTTGCGGGAAGTCCAAGTTCTCGCAAACGGTCTACTACGCCAGCGCCAAGGCCAATGCTGTCGACCATGATCTCATGCGGTCTCTGGCTTGGCGGTAATGCTTCCCACTCTGCGACGACTGCGCCTGTGAGTTGCATCAGGTCTAGGTTTTTCCAGACCTTCGTAGGTTCAATAAGTGCGTTGCCTTGGCGCTTCGATAGTGCAGACCTGTCCCCGCCAAAGCGTGCAACATCCAAGCCCCAGATCAGTTTGGCGTGCTGGCTTGTCTCTACATCGCGGTGCTTTGCCAATTCCAGCAGTTCCATAGGAATGATCGTGTCATCATCTGCCCTTGGAAACTCGCCCAGTACCCTTATTCGGTAGGCGTTGGACTCCTCACCGTAACGCGCCTTCATCTCATTGATGTAGGCTTCGCTGACCCTTGGAGAGTCCACGCAAGAGACTTTCATCGTCACCCAATCATTGGCAAGACGGTTCTGGGTATCGTAAAAGAATCCGCTAGATCTGACTGGGTTGCCCAGCAGTAGAGTGACAGCGTTGTGTCCTGACATTGAGCCTGCGGCTGCTTCAAACACTTGCTCTGGGATACCCGATGCCTCGTCAGCTACCAGCATTACATTGTCGGAGTGGACGCCTTGCAGGGCTTCGGGTTGCTCTGCCCTCGATGTCCTAGCGGACACAAAGGCCTCAGTCGCTGCTTCCTTGACCTCGATCCTGTCTTGCTTGACTTCGAGCATATCCCGCAAAGTCTCAGGTAACTCTTTGACCCAGCGCTTTAACTCCGCAAAGAGGGCATCGTATAACTGGCTCGATGTTGGCGCTGTCACCACCACCTTGACGGGGTATCTGAGCATGAGATACCAAATAATCGCCCAAGATGCTGCTGTGGACTTGCCTACGCCATGACCTGATCTCACGCTTATTCTGCGGTTGCCCTTGGCGATGTGGGTGAGGAAGGTCTCTTGCCAAGTGTCGGGGTTGACCTTCAAGACTTCCTTGACAAACAGGACGGGATTATTCTTGTAACGGATGGTGAACGCCACAAACGGGTTGTTGGCGAGTTGCTCCATCTTCCTGTCGTGAATCTTGTCCACCATCTCCTTGACCTGCGGGTGCAGTCCCTTTTTTACTGGCGGAGTTGATTCTTTCGTCATGTCAGGATTGTGCCTTGTAATTTTTTATTTTTTTTCGTGGGGGTGTGGGGAGTGGTAGAGGGGGGAGTGGGGGGGGGTGTTAGGTCGGTAACTGTCGGGGTGCAGTTTCAGTCCGCCCCCGTCGCGCCAAGCGAAGGGGGGGTAAACCCGAATAATCTGTCAGAAACCATCAAAAACTAATACTAAATTCTTCAACTGCTTTATACAATCTTCATTATGTAAAGTTATTTTGTGGTTATTCACAGGTTTGTAAGGTGTTTTGTGGATAACTTCGCCAGTTTCCGCGCAATTGTGGATAACTAGGACAACTTGTCTGTGGATACGTCCTCGATGACCTCGATGTGACGCAACGCATCGAGCCTCATGCCAGACAAATTGACCTGTACGCTTGGCACTTTGCTCTGCGCGTAGGCTTGCGGATTCCATCTTTCAGCCACCCATTGACGGGTTTGGACTCGTAACCTAGCCTTTTGGACTTCTTCTACGCTCGTTTCGTCAGCAATTAGTATGCTTTCTGCGACCATGTCGTCCGCAGCCTTCGCGCGCGCACGCGAGGCGAGACCTTCGTTCTCGCTTCTGTTGAGCCAATCTTCAAGTGCAACGCGCCCTACGCCAAGCACATAGCAGATGCGAGCAATTGGTTGACCAGCTTCGAGCATCGAGACGATCTGCTGTCTTGGCAAGGAATCAAGTGCTGCCATGTCTGACTTGCGTTTTGGTCTGCCAGCCATTTAAACGCCCTCCAAGCCACGCAAAGCAAAAACACTACCCAAACCATCACCAGTCATCTAAACGCCCTCCAAAGCCTTGTTAGCCCTATTTTTGCCTATCTTGCTCGTGTCAAACACCTTTGGCAACGACGATGCTTCCAATTCGTCTGATTTCATGTCATCGAACCCACTATCACCGCCAAGTGGAAACTCCTTAGCATCCTTGTCCAACCTGACCATTGCAGCACAAGGACTCAGCGCCTTGATCTTCATGGTCTCCTTGATGACTGGCGAGTCCATGATCAGCTCCAGCTCTTCCATCGTCCAGATGTGTCTGTTCTGCACATCGGGTCTGAACTGCTGGTAAAGCGTCGCGTCGTGATGTGTCCCAACCACCACCATCACAGACCCGTCCTGCATCTCATGTTCGACTGCAACTATCGCTGGCATCTCAGGCACATTGTTCTCAATCGCCCAATCCTCTAACGCTTGATAAGCCTTGACCATCCCACCGACAGCCCTATCGAGTCTCACCTCGTCCCTTGACCTTGACGCATCCCAAACCCTCTCAGCCTGTCTCCAGACCTTAATCCGAAACTCTGAGTCCACCAACCCGATCAACCTGTTAATGCCCCACCTCTTCTCATGGTCTTTCTTCACCACGGACAGCTCAATTAACCTCGAATTCATGAATACATCAAAAGTATTCAACGGGAAATCTGGCTGTTTTAGACCACCAAGAACTTTATTCAAACTCTTCTTGCTCATTTTTTAATCACTCCAATCTGGACAACATCGGGACATTCAAAAAGGGGGACAAAATGTGTGTATTTATACACACATTGTCCCTTTTGTCCCCCCTTTTGACGGGACAAATGCATTTTTCGTTGTCCCTTAATTGTCCCCATTTGTCCCTGTCCCCACCCATTATTACTTCACCAAAGAGACAACCGAATTTGTCTTTTTGGCGTCCAAATCTTCCTCAAACACAGCCCAGCACCATGAATCAAATATTACTACTTTTTCCATTTCCACCAAGTCCAACTTCACCCTCTGCCAAGCCTTCTTTAACGCTTCTGCGGTCACATCGCTACCCAAATTAGTCTTAAATTCAGCCTTCCATTGATCGAGCTTGATGCACTTATTGCGTTTGCCATCGATGGTCTGCATCTCCCCAAACTTCCCTATGGCGTCGTGCAATGACCGTAGTGCGACCTTCTGATTCGACCCGCCACCTTTCTTATCTGGCGGTTTATTGCCCCTGCGGTTGTCTGTATTGACCTCCTTATCTGCCACCACCACGAGACTAGGTTCACCCTCAAAGTCGATCACTCCTGCTGACCCAGCAGTTACCTCAACCATGCGAAACCCCATGCGTTGCCCGTCTTCCCCGTCCTTTTGCTTGGAGATATGCAATATCCCTTGTGGCGGTTTAGCGCCTTCTATACGGATGATCTCTAGTTCTGTGTCTACTGCTCCAAGCAGGGACGAATGTCCTCTTAGCCCCTTCGTTGCGTCCTTCCCAGCGTGATGCACCGCAAGCAATGAGCACTTGTACCTATCTTGTAGTGCGCCAGCACTTGTAATGAATGCCCCCATGTCCTCACTTGCGTTCTCATTT